ACTATTATTTTCATAACTTCAGCATGAGCATTATAACGTTTACCATAATATGTATTAATTTCTACAAGTCGCAACTTATCGTATTTCTCACTTTCAATCAAATTTAACCTTTTCTTTGCCTCATTTAGTTCATTTTCAATAATATCAATAGCAGTCATTTGCTGACTTAATGTACTTCTAGATGAACTAACATTTTGCTGATAATAAGAATACATATCTTTTAAATTTGAGTATAAGTTTAATCTTATCTGTGCTATTTCGTTTATTTTATTAATTATTTGTTGTTTTTGGTCTGCTGACAATTTTACATCATCTAAACTATTATATAATTGTTTTTCAGTTGTTTGTAATTGTGATATGTCATTTAAAGTTTGTTCATTTCTTTGTTGTAAATCATTTAAACCTTTATTATCTGTCATTATATAAATATAGATAGATAATTATATTTTATTTTTTCATTGTAACTACAGTTGCCGTTAATAAACCCACTGCTAAAATACTCCAAAAAATATATGAATAATTTTCTTGAAGTACTCTAATATCTGTATCTGATAACATACCATTTAAATCATTCATATTTAAATTTTGCATGCCTTCTATACTATTATTAGATTCTAATTCTAATTGTTTTTTTATTTTTAGATTTACATTTCTGTACATCAACAAATTTTTCTTAAATTCCTCTGAATTCATATTCATTTTCTTATATATTCTATTATCTTCAGCATATAACTCATCCATTTTATTTGCTATATCATTTCCTAGAATTGCTAATTGACTTTTAATATTATCATAATCTAATTTATCTGCCTGTGAAATCATAGGAGGATTGCATTCCGTTTCCGGTGTCATTTGATCTCCTTTTGTGTAATTATTGTAAGTAATTGTATCTACATTTACTATTTCATTACTACAACTAGTTGAATTTGGTAATGCTGGTTTTCGCAGTCCTAAAACTAAAGTATCGTTTAATTGTTTTTCTCCTTTAGGATACATATTACTGTCTTTAATCCAACAAGAATTGGTTGATTGTTGAAATACAAAACCTGCACAGTTTGCAAAATTACTACAAGCATTTTGACAGTCATTAATTGTCGATACACCGTATGTTGTTATATCATTTCCACCAGAATCATATCCATTTATTAATTGGTAGTCGTTTGAATACCCAAGCATAGAAGGAGGATACTCTTTTAAATTTGAATCTGAATCAACATATCCTATCTTTCCTAAAGCGTTTTTATCTCCAACAGCATCTACCTTATAAACAGCATTTATCCATCCAGTACCATAAAATTTATCACCACTTCCTTTTACACATCCTTGTTTAGGTTCTGAAGTGTATAATACTAAGTTACCATCACTTTGCATTAATAATTGTAACGTACCATCTTCTGAACCTATCCACTCACCTTGCATTAATGTAGTTCCAGATGTCATATAATTTGTACCAGTTTTACCTAATGCTGAAATCAAAGAATTGTTTGGATTTTTTTGTTTTCCGTATGTATCCATTTTCCAAATATTTTCACCAATTTGTGAAACATCATTTCCACGATAAATACCAACTTGACCATTTCTTTCTAATATCAATATAAATTTACAATTTTGTTTATTTTGAGGCGTCGGATTTTTAATGTAATAATCTATACCAGAATAAGGCTTAAAATTTGATGGATCAGAAACATTCTTTATCCAACAATAATTAGTCCATGCTGTATTTCCTACTAAATATCCCAAACAATTTTCATTTCCATCACATAGTTTTTTACAATCATCTTTAGACATATTTTGATAAGAACCTATATCGTAACCTGGATTATCAGTGTCAGGTAATGAAGAATAATAATTACTACATTGTGCTGGAGCGTTGGTAGATGAAAATACTTCATTGCCATTTGCATCATATACAACTAATCTTCCTTCACTTGTTAATGAAGCATATGAACCTGTATTTGTATTAGATGCCCAAATCGGTACCAACACATCTTGTTCCGTAGCATTACCATATGATTCTGTTCTAGTAATGTCATTAGACAGTAAACACGCTGCTGTTCCATCTTGTCTATAATCCTGCATACCAAAATACTGATAAGCATTTTCAGTAGCATATTGTTGACATTTTTCAAAAGTGGTATATCCTATAGTACTTGGATTCCAAATCATGGCTCTTTGATCATCAGTGAAAGAATAATCGCTTGAAGTGTATAAATTCCATGTTGCTATTTGTACTGAACCTCTGTTTCCAGGAGGAGCATTTGCATCTCCTACTACTGTTACTAATATAATATAAGCACCATAAGCCTGTGGATTTGTAATATTAAATGTTTTCATTTGCCAATTAAAAGAAACATTACTTTGGTAATCTACTTGGTACCATTGATTATCTTTCCAACCTAATATATACCAAGTATTTGGATCTCTACCGTTTGGATCTCCACAACAACCTTGTCTTCCCTGAATATCATATTTTGTAACTGTAATTGGATTTAAATTTGGAAAGTTTATTTGTAAATATTCACCCATTATTGTTTGAGGTTGACCACTAGAATTAATAATATTTGGAACTCCAAATAGACCTTTATATTGGCCAGTATTTACATCATAATCATGTGGGGCTCCTTCATAACTATGCCACCATGTATTTACATTGTTATCAAACGCACACCAGGGTCCTGTAAAATCATTATTTTCTTGATAAACACTAGAGGCACCAGCAACAAAACCATTAACTTGATTTGAAGAACCCATTATTGGTACAACTAATGTTGATATTGGTGCCGGTTTATCATTATAACAACCAATGTATGAAGAAACTGGATTACTTATTAATGTAGAAGCATAGACATTTTTACCCTCATTACCTAAACTCTCATTCATTTTGACAGGTGTTCCTGATATTAATTGCGGAGTTGTTGGAATAACAGTTCCAGGTGCATTATAAGTTTCATTCCAAGGAATATTAATATCTGTTGGATATTTAGGTGCAGTTGTAGAATTCCATATCTCAGTACTCGGAATATATTTTACAACACCATCATTTGTTACATAACATATGTGTCCGGTAGAAAATTTAATGGTCTTATTTAAATAAGGATTACTACTACTCTGACGACTAATTCTTGCTAAACCTTTATTACCCATATTTTTTTGTATTTGAATATATTGTTGAAACAGATCGTCATATTTTTGTTGAAGTCTATTAAACTCATCCAAATCTTTTTGATTTATATTTTGTGTCATTGATGATGATATTTGGGAATTTTGTAGAACTGGAACATAACCGTCTTCTTGACTTCGTAAAATCGTCTCATCTGTAGAAAAACCTTCTAATAATGTCGTTTTCCTAGAAATAGCCTTTTTAATCTTACTTTGATATTTTTTAAATTGTTTTCCCTGTTTTAACGATATTTTTAATAAATTGTCGCTCATTATTAATATAAATAAATACAAAAAATTTATATTTCTATTTATTTATACATTATATTTTAAGGACTAGGTAAATAACCTGTTCTCATTAAAATTATTAGTGTTAATACAAAACCCCAAATCATAAATCCTGAAGGTATACGTAACATGAATGTCAATATTATCATTAAAATAAACATTATTATCCAAAATAGTACAGGAAATGGAGGTGGTTGCTTACCAAACATAAACCGAATAGTTAAAATAATAACAACAATCGTTATAAGCACCCAAAAACGAAACGATACATTCTCTTGGGTTGTATAGAGATTCTCATTTTTAAGATCTTCATTAATAGATCTATATTCATTTAATTGTTTTTCCATTTGTCTTTTTTGATCTAATAATTTTTCATAATAGATTGTTAGTTGTTGTTGTTTCATATTTTTTTCTTTTTGTTGTAATGTTGCTTGAGGTTTTAATTGACTCAATTCCATGTTCAATTGTTGATTAATGTTTAATAGACGTTCATTTAATGAATTTAAAATAACTAATGCTTCTTTTTGTTTGGGTATAAGTGCAATATCACTATCTAGACCAGTTGTAATACGACCATCACCTTGTCTAGCCCAACAATATCTTTTTACTGGATTAAAAGTGGCTCCTGTACATTTTTCATCCGAAGCACACATAGACTCACACTCACCTACTGTCGCAACTGAACCTTCTTTTAAACCAGAAGTACCCCACCATGCACGACCGTTCAACTGTGCATAATTACTTACGGAACTAGTGTTGTCACCATTTGACGTGCTGTTAGTTTGTAACAAATTAATATAATTATTTAAGGCTTCTTGATATTGATTTAAAATATTTTCATATTCTTTTTCTAGAACTTCACACTTTAATAAAGTTGATGTCATTTTATCATTATTAGAATCCATTATATATATATATAGAAAAAGTATATTTTATATTTTTGCAAATTTATAACCTGCTAAAAACGATACTAAACTAACAAATGAAACCAAAAAATATATATTAGGTACAATATCATCATTGTTATTATCATTTACTTTAATTAAAGTATTAATATTATTCTCATCATTTTTTTTAATTAGATACTTTTCAATAGATTTGTTAGTTGATTCTCTTATATATTTTAACATATCAGGGTTTATAAATGGTTTATTTTTTAAATAAATATTAAACATATTTTATTATACTAAAAAATAAAAGATATTATTTACGAATTAATTTATTTTGGTACTGCGACTGCATTTTTTCCTAATTTAACTAACAAACCTGATATTAAAAGTATTCCAAAAAATATGTTCCAATTATTATAATATTGGGAATTATACTCCTCTTTTGAATCATCTATTAATAGAATTGAACTATTTTGAATAGTAACTAAACTTTGTAGTTTTTTCGATAATTCTGCGTACAGTTCCTTTTCATCTTTTATTTTCTGTATTAATGCTTGTATCTTAACCTCTAAATCTTCAATATTTTTGTCTATATCATTACTAGTCGTAAACAAATCTCTACTCATTGTTTGCAATTGTCCTTTACTATTAGCATAAAAACTTTGAAATTCATTTACTTCAGGGTTTTTGTTGTAATACACATAATATTTCTTAAAATCATCTAAAGCCAAAAAAAAAGTATTTTTCATATTATTTATTTTTTCTTGGAAGTCTTTTGCTTTCCCTATAAGTGGAATGTCCATTTATATATATATTTATAAATATAAATATATATTTGTTTCATATATTTGTTCCTCATTTAAAATTATATTTATCACACCAATACTTAAATCCATACGGTCCTTCAGTTTGAATTAACCAAAATTTCAATCCTTTTTTTTCTATAATAGATGATTGTTTTAATGTCCAATTCCATGATTCATTTGTATGATCATCTATAAATCCATATCTATATAACTTGTGTAATTTTTTTCTTGGTGATTTTCTGTAACTTAAAACCCAATGTATACTTTTCTCACAAAATTGGATTGGTTTCATTAAAGTATAAATTTACCTTATCTTTATATTTATATTTATATTTAAAACCTAACTATTAATTACAGATTCTGTAATAAGGTGCAGTAATTGCTGTTTTACTAGGTCTAATGATTTCGCATACTTCTCCTGGTCGTATACCAATTGCTTGAGCAACTGGATCAAATCGCGATATATCAGGAAACTGTACGTCCTCCATTACATTGTATTTTCTTTTTATTTGACCCTTTTCGCTTTCTGATAAAATACGATGTTGTGGCACAAGAACATGATTCAAAATATTGAATTGAAGACGTTTCAATGATTGGATAATTATAAATATTTTATCTTGTTCCCAAATATGTTTCAAAGCATTTTGCAACGTATCATTTACCTCTTCTTTTGTGACAATAAATAATGTGTCTCGTTTAGTTAAAATTTCTTCCACATTGAATAAATCATCAATCATCTCCTGTAAATTATTTGGTCTCAAAGATTTTGCCAAATAATATCGGACGTACATTTTTTTATGTTGTTTATCGGCTTCTTGTACACTAGCATTGTCATCACTGTCATCTATTTTTCCATGCAATATCATATCTAGTTGATTGTTAGTTTTCATAGTATTTACCTCGTTTACACTAAATCCTTCATATTCGGAAATATCATAACCTTGTTTTTTCATTAATTCTAGAATAACAGTTCTAGATTTATATACTTGAGAAGTTAAACTACTTGTGTTTTGGCTTGCCATGCTTCTATATTATAATATAAACATATTGATTTTATTTTGTTTCAATTTTAAATTATATTTTGTATATTAAAACCAATTAATGTAAATTTCTAAATAAATATTAACATTAATTATTCTCTAAAATACAAATTATATTTTTATCACTTTTGTTGAACCACTATTTGTGTCACTAGTTGTGCTATGTGTATTTTCAGAATTTGTACTCACAGATGTTGTTGTTGAGGGGCTTGTACTAGAATCCTCTTTTTTTGTTGGAGCAAGCATAGGCATTCCTCCTAATAATCTTGCAGTTACATCATCTGGCATTTTATATGTTGTTTTAATTTCTTGTAAACCTGAACCGATTTGTTTAAATTGGTTTCCCATTTGTGAATAACTACTACTTAAAGCATTCAATTGTGCTTTTGGTGGCAACGCATCAAAAAAAGGTGTTAATTGACTTTTTACAGTTGGTTGACTATTTGAATTTGATCCACCTCCACCTTGCAACATAATCCTTCTCATAACAGCCTCTCTTTGTTCAGGTTTCATCATTAATAATGTTCCTTGATGTTTTCCAGATAACTTAGAAAAAGTATTATTCATGGCTATATTATTAAATGGTCCAGATCCACCTCCACCTCCACTAATACTGTCCGTTTTTGATGACAAGTTTCCAATATTTTCCTGTATTTGTGTTTCTTCTGGTTTATAATTGTCTTTTATAAAATTTTCTATTTCTGTGTTAGTATTAAGTTTAATGGCTTCTTCTTGTAAGTTACGTGGTAAAGTAGTAAACATTCTGTTTAATTCTTCATCATTTAATGGTGGTAGTATTGCTGGTGAATCCGGAATATAGTCCGGTGAAGACCCATCATTTGGAACAAAATCATCATCAGGTACATAAGCAGGCGATACATCTGGATAATCAGGAGATTTTGGTTGATTTGCTGGTTCCCAAAAATCATCACTATTTTCTGATATAACAATTTGCGCCATTTCCGGTACACTACTAATCTCTTTATCCAGACTCTGTGGTTCAATAGATTCTCCTAAAATAATTCTTTTATTGTATTCTTGAGATTGTCGTACTGATTTGTCAATCTCTATTTTGGTTAATTTTTGGTTAAGTGACTCCTTATAATTTGATACTATATCTTTAATTTCTCTTTCAGCAATTCCAGGTTCAATGTGGAGAAGTTTATCAATGCTTCTAGATTGATATGATAAATTCATTAATTGATCAATATTTTCATCAGTTATAATTCTCATTTGAATATTCATAACTTGTAATTCTTGAATCAATAATTTAAGAGCATAAGGTATTCTGACGACACTAAAAGATCTTCCATATTTACTAAATGCATCTAAAACAGGTTGACCTTCAACGTTTTTATTAAAAACGATAGGACCATCGGCAAAAGGACTAAGGAATAAATTTTTATCTGGGTTGTAAATAGCAATAGCACCAGTTTTATTACAAACTGCCATGTAATATTGATCTCCTCTAACCATATATGATTCATTTAAGAAATATGACATTCCATGTCCCATAATTCCGTCACGTTCCATTTCACCAATTCTTAAACCACCATCATTTGCCCTCCCTTGATTTGTTTGTCTTGTAAGAGCACTACGTTTACCTGTTGCACGATAATTAATCTTATCCTTAACCATGTGTTTTAAACGCATATAATAAGTGGGTCCAATAAATATTTCAGAATATATCTGTTCTCCACTAAAACCATTATATAATAATTGATTACCGCTACTATGATATCCAATTCTGGTTAACATTTCTCCATATGTATTTGTATTAGCACCTTTAGTAGCAAAGGCAGTACAATCTCCATAAGCACCATATAAACATGCTGCCTTTCCAAATAAACATTCAACTAAATGACCTATAGTCATACGAGACGGTAAAGCATGAGGGTTAATAATTAAATCAGGTCGTATACCATCTGCAGTGAAAGGCATATCTTCTTCAGGAATGATAAGTCCAATAGTACCTTTTTGGCCTGCTCTTGAAGCCATTTTATCTCCAATGGATGGCAATCTTTCTTCACGAATTCGTATTTTGGCAATTCTGAAACCTTCTTCTCCTTCAGATATAAAAGATTTATCAACAAATCCTAATTGACCTTTTTTAGTCGTCTTAGAATTATCAATATATGTTCCCCGATTGTCATTAGAACTAGTAACTTCACCAATTAAAACAATTTTGTCATCAATTTCGGTTCCTTCTTTTACTAATCCGTATTGATCTAATTTGCTATAGTCAAATCCGTCTTTTAGTCTTTGTACGTTTGGTTTTGACTCGATATTTGCAAAAACGGTGTTTACATTTGAACCAGATACTTTTGAACTTTCTTCATGCGCCTCGTAAGTGGTATAATATGTTGTTCTAAACAAACCTCTTTTGACAGATGCTTCATTGATTAAAATAGCATCTTCTACATTATATCCAGTATAAGACATAATTGCTACAATAGTATTTACACCATATGGTTGCTCTTCTTTATTTATATATTCTAAATAACGCGATTTTACTAATGGTGTTTGTCCATAATTTAATAATACCCCCATTTTGTCTAATCTCATTTGAGAATTGGAATGATAAACAGAAACTGCTTGTCTACTTTGTCCACAAGAAAAACAATTACGTGGGAATTGATTAGATTCAGGAAAAATAATAGAATTTCCCATTACTCCAAAAATTAAAGAAGGATCAATTTCGCAATGAGTATAGTATTTGTTAGTTCTAACTTGTTCAGGTGTAGTTGCAATTAAAGCAGTTTCTTCTTCTGATGTATCAATATAATCAATGATGCCTCTATTTCTTTCAAACATTTCTAAAATTTCAGGTAAAGTATTGTATGTGGGATATAATTCATTAATATTATATAAAATATTATTACGTATATTATATTTTTCATCATTTTTTCTCTCAAACCCACTTACAACTTGTTGCCAGGTGTACTTTCGGGATTCTATAATATCTTTAATAGTGCCATGTTCATATGATAATTTTAAATAACTAATTTTACCATCATCATCAACTTTAATATCTCTATAGAAAATAGGACGTGTTAACCGTCCTCCATCTGTAAATAAATAAATACTATTAGATTCATAATCAAATGATATACTGGTATATAAAGGAATAACTCCATTTCTACGAAATAATTTTAACATATTAATAGTTTCAAGAGGTGTATCAATAACCCCTATCCAATTTCCATTGACAAAAATTTTAGACATGTCTGCGAGAATTTCAGATGAACATTCATGAAGTAATTTAAGTGGAGTATTTGTTCGTAACCATTTAATTAGAGGGAAGGATGAAAATCCATTAGTAATAGCAGTACTAATAGCCATATGCTTATGTAAACCAATATTTGCTCCATCAGGAGTATCAACAGGATCAATAAATCCCCATTGAGTACTGTGAAGTAAATGTGGTCCAACTACCTTTGCAGTGGGATCTAATGGTAAATTTATTTTTCTTAAATGTGAAATAAATGTAAACCAGGATAATCTATTAAGATCTTGTACTAATCCAAGTCGTTTTGTATTTGCATCAGCCCCCCAATTTCCTTTAAATCCTTTGCGAAATCCATCTTCAACAAGTCTTTCTTTGAAGAATTCTTTAATATTATCGTCAATCAAACTAACAAAATTGGTTCTGTATTTTCCAGGGTGATAGTAGAATTCCTTATCAATTTTTAAAAATATATTACGATTTTGAATTAAAAAATATTCTCTGAAAAGGTCATAAATCAATGTTCCAGATACTTCAACGCGTTTAAATTTAAAATTGTCTCGGTTTGTAGGTGCTTCTCTTCCCATAAATACCCTAAGCATTCTATTAACCATGAATCCGATATAATATGCTTTAGTTAAATAATTATCTTCCCCTACATGAGGTAAAAAATAATTCATTAAAATATCTTGAACAGCAGATACAGTTTGTCGTTTAGTAAATTTTGAAATAAATTCTAGAGCAATTTGTTGAGTAAAAATGTTATTAGCGTCATGAATAGATGGTATAAATAAGTCAACCATATCAGAGTTTTTCTTTATATCTAATAAGCAATGTTCAATAATATTTTTATCAGATATAACACCAAGTGCACGCATTAAAATGAATAAAGGTATTGGTTTTTTGACATTGGGTATATCAACGACAATTTGATTGTTAGTATATGTTGCATCAGGTGCAACAATTTTGACAGATGTGTAACGTATAGGTTTAGAACTATCTTCTGAAACGGAATGTACTTCACATGAAAAACTATATAAATTATCTGGCTTATTTTTTCTGACATAAAGCATATTATCTCCAAATTTTTCTTGACTGACAATAACTTTTTCTTTTCCTGAAATGATAAAATATCCTCCATAATCATTGCGACACTCTCCCATATTAAAACGTGCTTCAGTAGATAATCCTTTAAGAATACAAAGATTAGAATGAAGCATAATAGGAAAACGACCTAAATAAATTTTTTCATATGTTTTGGTTTGTTCAATTTTATTTTGTCCGTCATATAATACAAAATCAACATCAATATCATAATGTATAGTTATTCCATATGTCATGCTTCTTAATCGTGCATCGTTAGGATACATGTAATGAGGATATGGTTTAGATATACCTTCTGTACTAACATCATCATATATGATAGGTTTTCCAAAGTACAATTTTGTTCCAGTTTTTCCTCCAAGATAAATAAAACATTCGTGTTTGGATTGAGATTTATCTGTTTGTGCAGTTTGATCTTCTCGTTCAATAAATCGTATAGGGTTATTTTCCCGAAATATTTGAAAAATGCCTTTACTAAAAAAGTCGTTATACGAATCTAAATGATGAGCCACTAAATTATATGGGTTATCTTTAAAATATTTGTCAATTAGGTTCCAAGCGATTGTATCCATTATATTAATATAATGTTATATTTTTATAATATTATTTGTATTAATAATATTATTTTATGATTTCTCAATCGCAACTTCTTTGGCTAAATTTTTTATAATTTTGTTAATATTAATAAGTTGTTCTTGTTGTGTAGATCCGGACATGGCGTTAGATACGATTTTAAGATAAGTATCATTTTTTTTAGATTCTGTATCCATGCATTCTGGGTTAATTTTAACCCATTCTGAAATTTGTTTGATATTTTTATTGGCAACAATTTTTATGGCATTTTGTAATAATGCTGTATTAATATCGTTTTTTGTCCATTGATTTTCTTCTTTAATGTACAATATTTCCCTTTTAACATCACTGCAATGAATAGGTCGTTTATGTGTATCTAGTCCATCTAAGTTTTTGATAAAAATATTAGATATTCCTTGTACGTATCCAAGTCTTGCTGTATCTTCTAGATCCGAAAGTTGTAACTGAATAGATTGAACGAATTCTGATATATTGAGCGCCTCCTTACATGTTTCGTTTAAAAATACTTGTAAATTGAATGTTTTATTATTATTATTGCTATTATTCATGATTTGAGATGGTACAGATGTGATTTCAACAACCTTTTGTTGTAATTCATTATTTTGTTTGAGTAAATCATAAAACATTTTGGGTGTAATTTTGATATTGTCCAAACTAATATTTTCGCACCCTTGTCGTTTATGTCTCCATAATCCTGAGTTGTCCTTGTAAATTTTTCCACATACACATTGATATAATTTTTGGGGTTTTTCAGGCAATTGGGATTGAAAAACATTGAAACTGTGTTTTTGCGTCTCTAAATGTCTTTTATAATCTTTTTTATTTGACGATTTATAGTCACAACAATCGCAAAAAAATTTAGGGGTTTTTTTCAGTGTCAAATCATTGCTTAACATTGCTTAATATAGCAATATAAAAAACCCCTAAATCGTTTTTTTGCAAAAAATAAAAAAAAATATCGTCACACTTTTTTTCGCATTTTTTTTGATTTTTAGATCATTATGCTAAGAACACTCGAAAAAAAACGCTTTTTTCGAAACTTTTTTCAGATTTTCGAAAATGGACATTTTTAAATTGTCCAAATTCGAT